CCTGGATCTCCACCCCTAGGATGTCATTGGCGTGGCGCACGTCCCACATGCCTGCCAGCGTCTGCCGGTGCAGCAGGTGGTACGCCCGCGCCCGCGCTGCATCAATCGCTGCGCTGCCGCTTTGCTGGTAGAGCCACAGCACCACGAACAGCCGCGACCCGTCAGGGTGGGGGCCGGCGGGGGCCTGCGACTCCGGCTTGAGCAGACCGCACGGCTTGAGCTCCTGGTAGGCGTCGTAGGCCAGCGGCGTCGCCTGCCGGGAGATGTCGGTCACGGCGATGCCGTCGTACAGCCCACCAGTGAGGATGGTCCCAAGCTGCGCGTCGCCTTGCAGGGCAGTGAGGATGGCGGCGAAGGCGCTCATGCGAACGCCTCCCGCAGCATCTGCATTAAAGGTTCATAGTGACTTTGCATGGTTCGCATGATGATCGCGTACCTACCGCTTCCTGGACTGCCGTCACTGCCGCCCCCAAGCTCCAAGAACACGCCGTAGTCAATCACCGCCCCGTGGCTCAGATAGATCGTCACCACCTTCGCTGCAAAGTCGGCCTCACTTGTCCCAAACAGGCCGGACCGGGCATTGCCCGTCCGATCCGTCCAGGGCGCGTTGGCCTTGGCGTCGTTCTGCATCTGCGTGGCGGTGTACTGCGCGATGGCCGCCACTGCCCGCAGGACGCGGTCGCCATAGCGTTCGATGGCCGTCGCCAGTTCAGACGGGGGGCGCTGCCAGCGGATACCGGATTGCTGCGTAGGCATTAGTGCACCTGCCTCGCCTGCGCCTGCGTGCCGTGGTCGCGGTTGGGGTGGATGGCCGTCACCTCGTAGAGCACCGTTCCCACCGTAAACCGGTCGCCCGGCTGGATGTTGAGCGCCGCGTCGCCTACCACGATGGCCGCGCCCACCGCCGCCTGGATGGCTTCCAGGTCCGACGTGCCGGCCTGGATGTTGCCCCCGCGGGCGATGCGCACCGTCTGCGCAGCCAGCGTCTGGTTGCCGCGACGGATGGCGATGCTCTGCGGCCGGTCGTTGCGGATGGCCTGGAGGTCCGCGGTAATCTGGTTGCGGTCGGCTTCGTGCAGCATCAGACCTCCTGTGCCCCGACTGCGTAGGGATTTTGCCGGTAGCGTGACCCGTAGCCTTGCAGCGGGCGCATGGCGTTGTGATAGCCGGTGAGCGCCTGCGCCGCCTGCGCCTGGATGGCCGCACCAACCCCGCGCTTGTCCACACTCTCGTCACCGATCTTGTAGCTCCAGCCGTCGCCCGCCACCGCGTTCGCCTGCTCCAGCAGCGCCAGATACTGCGCGTAGAGCAGCGCCACGCGGGCCCCGTTCTCGCTGAGCCGGGGGTAGACGCCCCCGGCGTTGGCCGTGTACTGCGCGGCGTAGCGCAGCGTGCGCGCGGCGGTGTAGGCCGGCACAGGCTCGAAGCGGATGCTGTCGCCTTCGATGTAGTGCATTTCCTGCCAGCCGCCGCCCACCGGAATCAGCCCGTTGTCGCCCACGATGACCCCGCTCCCTCCGCCCACGCCCCCCAGCTCGATGACGCTGAGGAAATCGGCCGGCAGCGCGTACGCGGCCACGCCCGCAGTCACCTGGATGGTGGCGGACGTGATGACGGGCAGATCCTGGCTAAGCTGCGCCACGGCATCGCGACACAACTGCTCGTAATCGCCGGGCACGCCGTTGCGGGCGGGCACGGCGCGTTGCAGGCGGTCGGCAAGGGTCTGGAGGGAAACAGTCATTTGGTGGCCTTGCGCCTCTTGGTCGGTGCGGCGGCGTCGGCCTCTTCGGTGCTGTCGAACACGTGCACCGCGTTACCGTCGATGACGATGGCGCCCGACGCCGGCTCATCCGCTACTACGCCCCCTACCACGACAAAGACGTCGCCGTGCTCTGCCTGCCAGGCCGCAAGTTGCTTCGGTGTCGCCTGCCGCGTTTCGCCGGGCAGCCACACCGCCTGATTGATGACCCGCTCGGGGCCGTTGTACTGAATTGTGAGCATGTGCCCTCCAGGAAGAGGGGAGGTTGTCGCCTCCCCTGTTGTGTCGCTGATTGGCTAGCTGCCGGGCCTACGCCACTTTGACGTAGGCGGTCTTTTCCGGCACCGGCACGTAGGAGCCGTTGAACTCCTCCATGTAGTACTGGTCGCTTGCCACCAACAGCCCGTTGTCGTAGGAGGGGAACGGCCCGAAGATGGTCATGGGCTGCATGACCCGGTGCGCCACCAGCTCGCGGTTGACGATCTGGATGTAGCCGTCGGGGTACTCCGTCGAGGTGAAGATGGGCAAGCCCTTGACGCCGCCGGCAAACCCGGCCGCGTTGAGCGTGGCGTTCGGGAACCCGTCGCGCTTGAACCCGTCCGTCCAGTTGCTCAGCCGGTCGGCGTTGGTCGCGCTCATCAGGATGGCCGTGGGCATGTAGTAGCGGTTGTAAATCTTCGTCTTCGCAATACCGATGTACTGCGCCAGGACGCTGATCTGGTCGCTCGCCGCCGTCCAGGTGCCGCCGCTGTTGTTGGACTGCTTGAGCGCAAAGGCAAGGCCCTTCCACAAGATGTCCTTGTCGATCTTGCGCCGCAGCAGCCGTGCCAGGTTGCCCAGGGTGCGCGTCACCGCGTCGTAGCCCAACTGCGAGCGACTGAATACGATGGCCTCCTTGGTGATCTGGGTGGCAAGCCGGTCGGCAGCCATTGTGACCAGCGCATCGGACAGCGTGTTCTTGGCCCGCTGGATGGCGACATTCTCACCGCGGCGGAACAGGTCGGCCACGTAGTCGATTTTCAGCGACTGCGCTTCGGTGATCGTGGCGATGGCGAGTACTTTGCCTTCTTCGTAATCCATCACGTAATCCGTGCCCTCGACATAGGTCGGGGAGCCGGACGTGTGGGTCAGCACCACCGTGCCGGGACGGATGCGCTTGTTGGCGAGTTGCACCCAGCCTGCTAGCGACGCCGCGACCACTTCGTCGGTGACGGTCGCGCTCGCGCCGGACTCGCCCGCGTAGGCTTCGTAGAAAATCTTAGCCGGACTGACGTCGGTCACGCCGAAGTCGTAGACGTTGGCCGCCACCAACTCAGGGTAAGCCTGCTCGATAATCATACGGGACACACTGTAGGGCAGCGACAGATCCGACGTGGTTTCGGCTTCCTCGAACGCCCGCGCCTCTGCCAGCAAGTGGCGCTGATTGATGCGGTCAAAGCGCTCCAGCACCTGAGCAGTGAACAGTTCGCCGCGGCTGGCGTCGTTGCGCCCGAAGTCGCGGCGCTGCCCCTCGCCGGACTTGACCAGCGACTCGCTCAGTTCGTAGGCGGCGCGGGTGAACTCCGGCCGTCCAGTTTCGCGCTCAAACGTCGGTCCCACGACCCTGACATCCTTGCCCATGCCACCCAGGCGAATGGCGGCGACGATGCTGTCGTACTCGGCGCGCTTGGCTTCCACCAGCGCCTTGACAGCCGCAGCGTCGGCAGGCTTGGCGGCCCGCAGCGACTCGGCAAAGCTCAGGTTCAGCGCATCGCCGTATTTGAGGTCTTTGGTCGCCTCGGTGATCGCCGCTTCCACGGCCTCGCGCTGCTTGCGCTCTGCCAGTTCGGTTTGCGCCTTCTGCGCTTCCTCCAAGCTCTTGGCCTGGTCGGCCTGGAGCTTGCGCGATTCCTCTAAATCTGCCTGGAGCTTGCGGTTCGCTTCCTCCAGTGCCTTGCGCTCTTCCTCGGTCACTTGTTGTGCCTCCTGTAGCTTGTTCGCCTCGACCTCCGGCGCCGCCTCCGTAATCGCCCCGTTGGGGTCCGAAGGCTGCGCCACCAGGTCAAAGCCTCTGATCGTTAACTCGGTCACTTCCTGCACGCTCTCGCCCGATTCCTGGACGGTGCGCGAGGAGCCGTATCCACGCATCGAAACGCCGATAGGAACGCCGGCCTCGACAAGCACCTGCACGTCGCGCCCCTTTGCGGTGGGCAGGATGACGCCTTCCAGCAGCACCCGTCCGGGTGCGTCCAGGGATGCCGCCTGCCACTTGACTACCGTTTCCAGGATGCTGGCGCGCTGGCCTTTGTCGGACGGATGTTCCGCCTCGCCCGTCGCGATGAATTGACCCTGCCCATTGCTCTCGTGCAGATGGCCGTTGAGCCGGGCCACTGCCTCTGCCAGGACCTTGCGCGGGTAGCGCCGGCCGTTGGCGTTGACCACATCGGCGGTGATGCCGATGGCCTTGATTTTGCGCTGCCCGCCGTCGCCCTTGGCTTCGGTGACGGTGAGCGTCTGTTCGATGGTCTCTTGCAGCCGCTGGCCTTGGGCCGGTTTGCCGGGGGCGGTGGATTCGGTGACGGGTTCAAACAGCATGATTTGCGCGACTTCGACCGGTGCGCCGAACACGATGGCGTCCCCCTCGCCACGGCTGTAGGGAATTTCCCACACCTGCCGCTTGCCGCCGTTCGCGGGCCATGTGTAGGCGATCACGCGGTCGGGGAATGTGTACGCGACCTCGATGTCCTGCGCAGGCCGGCCTTGCCAGTTGGTCAAGGCGACGTAGATTTCCTGCCGCAACCCCTCATAGCTCACGTCGCTGCGCACGGATTCAGTCAACCCGAACCAGCGCAAGACTGCGGAGATATATTGCTGTTTGTCCATACTGGGATGCCTCGCCACGTTGGGGCAGAAATAGAAAAAGCGCCACATACCGGCGTAAGTCCCGGTTGTGGCGCTCGTGGCGCTACGTGGTTTTCTGTTCAGGCTTTAGCTTACCATAACTCTACGGAGATTGCAATACCTCGTCTGTGCCTTGCGCCTGTGCCGGGATACCGGTAAGCAGTGCGCTTAATGGCCACTTATGGTAAGTGCCGCGGTCGCGGATGACCAGCTCGCCTGTGTCCAGGTTCAGCCGCGCCTTGGTTTTGCCATCTGAGCCGGTCAAGTTGACCCACCGTTCCGGCTGCGCCTGTAGCGTTTCTACTCGTTCGCCCGTTTCCATCTCGCCCCGACTCGCCCCTAAACCTGCAACACTGCCGCCGCCGCGTCCACGTCGCCACTCAGCCACACATCCATCATCTCCAACAGCTCCGCCAGCCCCGCCGCGCTCGTGTAGTCCGGCACGGTCGCAAAGGCGCGCACATCCAGCCAACGGGAGTAGCCGTCCAGAAAGTCATTCTCACCGCGTGCCCAGCCGGCCGCGGCCTTGGCGAAGTCCTTGGGTGGCATGAGGACCTCTTCATACCTACAGAGGCACGCGACATGTAAGGGAAGCGCATTGTATGTCTTGTCATATGGCCCGCCCGCCGCCACAGCATCGCAGACATCGTGGCGCGGATGCGCAGGACTCAACACCACTTTGCGCCCCACGATGCCGGGGAAATTCTGCGCAATGTCGCTCGTCACGGCATGGTTGGCGGCCTGGATCTCATTGCGTGCCAGGCGCAGCGCGTTGTAGCTGACGCCGCCTGGGGGCGACAACGTGCCCGTCACGTCGCTGTTGGCGCGGGCGCGGTCCGCCGCGGTGCGCCACAGGCCCGCCTTGCTCTGCGCCCGCTGCCGAGCGTCCATGCGAAATAGGCGCTGTTCGCTCCACTGCGGCCATTGCGCGTCAGCGTTGAGTTGTCCCTCTAGCCGCTGTGCGAGGTCCCATGCACTTGTGCGTTCAGCCATTGCGGAGGCGACGGTGTTACGGATGGTCTGCATCCCGCCCTGCTCCAACCGCCAAATGCGCTGTGAGAGGTTCAGCCCGTCGGAGTAGATGCGCTGTTGTGCTACCTGGATAGCATAGTTGCGCCTCCGTATCCACATCTGCGCCAGCTTGGCGTAATCGTCGGGCGTGGGGGTGAACGTTTCCTGGATGCGCTCCACCGGCGTGCCAAAATACCGATTGTGCTTGAGCCGCCACGGGGTGAACGCAATGTCCCCCGCCACCTGCCGGGCGCGGGTGAGCAGCTGCGCGTACTGCTGGACGGCGGCGCGCCAGCGGGGGTCAGCCAACGCCAGCACCTGCGCCAGTTTGCCGCCGTCGGCCATGCCCTCGCTATCGGCCGCGTCGCGCACCTCGGACAGCAGCCAGGCCTGAAACGGGTAGAGCAGCGCATGGACGCGGCCGCCGACGTAGAGCTGCAGCCGCGAGACGGCGACGTGTTGGAGCCGGTCAGCGTTGCGGAGGGTGACGGTGGGCATTAGGGCTGCGCCTCCTGGTCAGCATCCTCGCCATCCTCTCCATCCTGCGGGGCCATTTGCGCATTGACCGCCATGCGCTGCATCTCCAGCCGGTCTGCCGCCTCGCGCTCTGCGGCCTCGCTTTCCAGCGCGGCGATCTCCGCGTCGACATCGAAGTCGGGTAGGCGCGTTGCCAGGATGCGCAGCAGCGTCGGGTCGGTGAGGATGGACGCAGCCTTGACCGCAGTGGCGAAGGCGGCCATGTCTTTCAGCTCCAGCGGCGTCGCCTCTTTCTTCGCCTTCCACTGCACATCCACTTCGAGCGCATCGGGCCAGATGCCAAGCATCAGCCACTGGCGTTCGAGAATGGGCAGGATGAACTCCGCGACCAGCCAGCCGCGCACCGAGCCGACCGCCTCGTCGTATTGCTCCTTCTTCTGTTCGAGCACGTCCCGGTTCAGGTTGCGCCCATAGCCGATCAGCTCCAGCGGGACAGGCGAACCGACGCCGAACGTATCCACGTGGTGCAGCACGTCGTCAATCTGGGACAGGTTGGCGTCGCCTTGCAGCAACTGGATGCCGCCGGGCTTGTTGCTGAAGAAGTCACTGACCGCGGCGAAGTTGTCGCCCAGCGCAGGCGCGTTCATCGCCCTGTATGCCTCTATCTCTGCGGGGCTCGCGCCCTCCAGGACGTGATGGTAGCGCAGGCCGGCGCGGGTCTTGCGCCGGATGGCAATGTCAAGTTCCCCCTGCGTCATCCTCTTGTACGCCTTGCGTGCGCTGGCCAGCATGGGCGTGCCGTA